GCCGAGCCGCTCGCGGTCGCGCTGTTGAAATACGCGCTCAGGTTGTAGCCGTTCGCCAGCACCGTCGCGTTCTTGCCATGAGTGAAGGTCGGCATCAGACCTCATCCTCCTCAGAGGCTCGCGCCTTCGCGGCGTCCTCGATTAGACCCTGCTCGCGAAGCCACGCGGCACTCTTAGCGGGAAGGTCGGTGATCTTCTCGCCAGCCTCCACGCGCGCCTCGCCCTTGGCGGTCGGATAGTTCAGCCCAACACGGGCGATGTACGTCTTGTTCTGTGCCATGAAAGTTTCCTATTCCTGCGTCCAGATTATGTAGTACCCACCGGCGTGCTGGTACTGCTCACCACCGTCCGCTTCGCTCATTGTCATGATGCGTTCGCGGCGGACACTCATCGCAGCGACGCCATCGACGGTGAGTGACTGATCGGTCAGCAGCGCGTCGATACGGTTCGCTGCGTCCCATGCTGGCGTCGCGGATTCTCCCGGCGCGATCGCCTTGATGAGATAGTTATGCGTCGTCGTCGCGCGGTCGGCGAGCGTGTACGCGTCAACGCTGCTGATCTGATTGAAGATGATCCACACACCTGTCGTGCCGACTGGTGCCATGCCGCGCCACACACCACCGGGGGCGAGACTGGTCAGCGTCGCATCGCCACTGAGGCGCGCGTACAGGGCGGTCTCCAGCGCCTTCACGGCTTCACCACCGCGTCGAGTGCGCGCAGGATCTTCGGGGCGATCCGGTCGAATGGTTCGCGCAGGAACGGACGCGCCGCCATCTTGTACGTTCCCTCATGGACGTAAATGGCGTACTCGGCGCTGTACCCGATCGTTGCCGACAGGTGCCCAGTCTCAACGTGCCCACTGGTCTTTAGATTGCCGCCGTTCTCCTTGGCGACAGGCACGACCTGTTGACTTGCGGCGAGGATGTCGAACGCGCCCTTGCGAATGATTCGGTCAGCCTTGTCCTCAGCGTCACGGATGATGCCGGGAATGCGAGTGGTGTAGTGAACGCGCGCGCTCATGCAGCCGCCTTCATGCAGAACGTCACGCGCTCCACCTCGACACTGCGCGGCGTCCTGACCGCCTCGACACTGAGCGTCAACGATCCGATGACGACACGATCCGCCAGACGCACGTCCGTGCCAGCGGGGAACGCGACGCGGTACGGCTCGGTGTCCTTGATCTTGTCATTGCCGAGGATCTCGCGTGCGCCCATCGCGTCAGGCGTGATCCTGCACGCGACCGTTGCGACCGTCGAGAATGCGCGCGAGCGCCCACCAGCACCATCGCTAGTGTTCGTGGCGCGCTGGATCTGCGCGGACGATGGCAGCACCGTCGCGACATCAAGCGCGAGCGCCGCTAGTTCGCGCGTCGAGATCACCACTCATCCGTTCGGACGAGTGTGATGCTCTTGGTGCGCGCCTTCGCAAAGTATTCGTTCGCCCTGTCGCGATAGTTCGACTGCTTCTGATTGCGCGACAGGCTCAGACCGTCAGCGCCAACATCAAACGAGTCGGACTCGACCGTGGCGCGCTGAAGGAGAAGATCACCAGCAGCGCCGTACAGGTCATGAGTGAAGCCCGTAATCATCACGGGCATACTCGGCTCGGTGCTGAACGTCCAGCGTCCAGCGATGAGATCAGACGTGGCAGGCGTCAGCACGTTGTAGGACGAGTCAACCAGTACCACGTCGGATTCCCACGCGCCAACCTGACTGGTGAACGTCAGATACGTCGTAGATCCTCCACCAGCGGCGATGGTCTCATGCTCGTTCAGCGGGTAGTAGCGAGCCTCATCACGTCGCGCATCAAGCGCGTCTTGGATCTGATCGTCCGTGAAGATCTGACCAGCACCGGACGGGTCATCGACCAGTAGGCGGATCTTCGCGATGAGAGTGGTGAGGCTTGCGCGTGCCATCGTTCCTACCAGTTGAAAGGGAAAGTGAATGGGGAGACCATCCCCGGCGCGGAGTCCGCTGCGCCGGGGATGGTCAGTCGTTCAGTCCTAGGGACTAGGACTTGGAGGCCGTCATGCAGCCGAGGATGCCCGAGCGGACGACCTTCGCGCCGTAGACGTTCAGACCCTTGACGGCGTCGGCGAAGCGCTTCTCCATGCGGAACGCCTCGACCTTCTCGATCTGCATCGCCATCGTCCACGCGGCGGCGTGACCGAACAGGATCTTATACTTCGCGCCCGACGTGTTGACCACGTTGTTCGACACGAACACGTTGAACCCGGCGGCCTGACCGACGATCGCGTTCTCCAGCACGGCGCGGTTCATGTCCGTGCCGTACGACACGAAGCGAGCGTCCTTGCGGAGCAGCCCGTGGAACCACGGCGGGACGACGACCCAGCGGTTCTGGGACGGAGCGTTCGCCTCGTCCAGCGCCGTGAAGGCGTCGGCGAGGTACTCGTACGCGGTCGTGCTGGTCGGCACGATCGGCGTGGCGGTCGAACCGAAGCCCGTCGTGATGCCAGCCTGCGCGTGGAGCGAGGCGAGGTACGCGTCGAGATCGTTCGCGAGGGCGTAGGCAGCCTCCTGCATCGCGCCCTGCATGATCTTCGGCGTCTGCTGGGCAGCGTCCACGTCGTCGATCTGGAAGTTGAAGGCGCGAGCCTTGTCGATCGACAGCACGACCTCGGCGTCCGAGAGGGTCTCGGGAGCGGACAGGTCGGAGTTCTTCGTGTAGTCCGACACGGTGATGGCACCGATGCTGTGGATCTTCACGGACGAACCGGCACCGGCGATCTCGCCAGCGTAGTCGCGGTTCACGACGGCAGGCTGACCGAACACCAGCGAGTTGTGGAGGTTCTCCAGCAGCGCGCGGCTCCAGATAGCCGGGATGAAGTTGTTGATCGCCATGGGGCTGATCCTTTCGTACTACTCGGCGAGCGCAGCCAGCACGTCGTCCCATGGGAGGGCATCGACTTCGGCCTTGCTCATCTTGGACAGTGCCTCCTTCGTCAGCGTGCTGCGACGACGGGGCGGGTTGGTTGGGTTGGCAGTTGCACCCGGCGTGTGGGTGTTGGTCTGCACTAGCCACGGACGATCCTGTGTGAGCGTCCGCAGCGCGTCATCGACACCAACCCAGCCGTCAGTGTCGTCGTACTCCAGCGCGTTCGTGTCGAGCAGCCTGCTGGCCGCGTCCACGTCCACGATCCCGAACTTGGTCGCAGCAGCGGTGATCTCTGCGCGGAGCGCAGCGTCGCGTGCGCGCTGCGTGGTCGTCTTGACCTGCTCCTCCAGTTCGATCATCCGGCGCTGTGCCCTTTCCTGTTCGGACAGTTCGGCCTCCTCGCGTGCCTTCTGCGCCGCTTCGAGGTCTCGGAGCCGCTTACGGAGGCTCTGATTCTCGGAGCGGAGTTTCCGGTCGAGAGGGCTGGTGGCCTGCTCATCGCTCGACTCCTCCGGGGAATCGGTCGGTGCCTCACCCGTGAAGGGTTCGGTGTGGGTCGCCTCCGGGGCGTGCGCGTCCGTGACCTCCGGGGTCAGGTCGTCGCTGTCGTTGCTCTGCATGGTAGCAGTTGCCTCCGCGCTTTCGCGTAGTCGTTGACGGTCTCATTAGATCACGCGGTGCGGATGGGTGAGGGCATAGGAAAGCCCTCCCCGTCGTCGCGACCGGGGAGGGCTGGGTGTTGCGTCGCTAGTCGTTCTGCGGCAGCGTGGTCAGGTAGCCAGCGGGAAACGCCTTGGCGCACTCGCGACCGATCGGGTAGCAGCCCATCCAACCGCCGTCGTGCTTCTCAAACTCGGCGGCGTCCTCCAGCGTGCAGAGGCTGATGCCGCCGTTGACGACGATGGCGTACAGGGGATTCTTGCCGACCTTGCGACCGCAGCACTGGCACGGCTCGTAGTCGCTCCAGTCGCTGGCGTCGGCTCCGCTCTGGTGGTACTTCTCGCCCCACATGGCGTCGGGGCGCTTGACGGTGCGATCCCACGGGAGCGCGGCTTCTGCCTTGCGGCAGTTGATGATGTCCTCGGCGCAGTTCAGCGCGTCGGTCTTGACGGTGGCGAGGTACACGCTGCGATCCTCATCGGCGATGTAGAGGTACCACGCCTTGTCGTCGCGCTTGCTCACGCGGTAGTCGAGGTCGGCGGTGGCGTAGGCGTTGCCGATCTTGGTGAGGTGGGTGGTGGTGTTGTTCATGGTGTCGATGCCCTCCTTGGCGTTGACGGTTTCCATATGTGCAGTATTGCCTAGTCCATATCGAATGTCAAGTGGTGATGTGCAACTTGCCAAGACACACGAAAGCCCACCCGTCGTATAGACCGGGTGGGCTTCGGCAGTGCGCCTGTCAGACCGTTGCTACCAGTTGCGCTCCGTGCAGGCGAAAGCCTGCTCCGCGTTCGCCGCGTCGATCATGCGACTGTAAGCGCGCTCCTCGGCGGCGACGATGCGGCGGTACTCGGCGCTAGCGAATACGACACGGTGCGAACGATCGCGCCACATATGGTAGGACGCCTCCGCCTTGTACGTTCGGGCTTGGAGCCGGGACAGTTCGCGGTCGAACTGAGCCTGCGTGGTGATGATCTTGGTGGCGGTCATGCCGTCACCTGCTCGGCAGCGGCGCGGACGCGAATCGCGGCGTCCATCATGTCGCGCCCAGACTCGACGCCGAACAGGCGAGCGATGCGGTCATAGCCGCGGTACCGGCAGACGGCGCGGTATTCGCGGTCAGCCTGCTCGTCAGAGCAGTACGGCATTTCGGCGGCAAGACGGCAAAGGGCGCTAACGAAACTCTCGCGTGCGAGGCCGTCGAGATAGTCGTTAGGAATGGTGGTGGTGTTCATGGCGGTGCCCTCCTTGGCTTCCGTGGTATCCATGCAGGCATTCTAGCCTAGTCCATTCAGACCTGTCAAGTGGGAAGTGACAAGTCGTTACGCCACAGCACCATCCGGCACATCAAGATTGGGTAGATCGAATCCATCCCCCTCGGTCTCATACTCTCCACCCAACGCGTACCGCAACGCGATCAGCGCACTGGCAGGACTGTCCAACTCCATGCGAAACATGCCACCACTCGGCGTCAGCATCATCGTCCCAACGTACTGCGATATGACGCGCCTCCGCTCCGATCTTGTCAACTCGAAACCGTCCTCCCAGACCAGACGACGCTCACCGTTCTCGATGCGATAGATCCTGCTCACCCGGAGATCATCACCGCCATCAGCCATCGCCGATACTCAGCGTCAAGCGTGTAGTCGCCACCGTAGATCCCGTTTCCCCAGCCCATTGAGAGCAACTCGTATGCGCTGTCCTCGTACCAGCGCCCGAAGTACGGCACCGTGAACTCGTCACGCCGGAACACCTCATGGCTCTTTGCCCAGTCATATCCGGGCTGATCCATCAAACGCTCTAGCGGGTCTTGGTCTCCGTCGAACGATCCGCCGCGCGTGCGGTACTCATAGAACAACGATTCCATCAGACGCGCCCGGTCGCTGGTGTATTCGGCTCGGTGCATCAACTCATGCACCATTGTGGCGTCGTTGTCACCAACGAGCAGACCTTCGCGATTCCGATAGAAGCCGCGCCGATTGCTGCTCAGAATGTTGAGAGGAATGCGGTACGCGTTGGACGCTTCGATCCATCTGCGCGGTATCCATCGAGATACGCCCCACGCCAGCCGTTGACCTTCGTCCAGTGCGTTCTGTAGTTCAATACCCCGGCGCGGCAAGTTATCCCCTGCGCTTCTCGGCGCGGTTCGGGCTAGATCAAAGGTAGCGCCTCCGAACTCCACGCCGCTCTCCTCTAGGACGTCAAGATATATCCGCCCCTGAGTATCACGCAGACCCTGCTGCGCCTCGCTGTAGATACGATCGGAGTCAAGGTAGTCGGCGCGCGCCTTCTCTTGTTTCGCGTGGACTGCTCGTATCTCTGCGTCTACCTTGTCCCGGTACGCGTTCCACTCGTCCCAGTAGGCGTTATCGAGGTAGCCACTGGAGTCGGTGTGCTTATTTCGTATTCGTGTCTGCGCGCTCTTGCGTTTCTTGTCCAGCCGCTTCAACTCGTCCTGAGCATCGAAAAAGTCGGTGGATGCCCTACTTCTTGCCTCCTTCGCGGCATCGCGCTTTCTCTCTAACTGCATGATCTCGTCAGCCAATCCGAAGTTGTCCAGTCGGCGCTGTGCTTCGTCGTCAATGATCTGACCGACACGCAGGATGTCGTCCATGACGGCCTGTTTCCCACGCTCGGCGATGTCTCTCACTAGATCGCGGTCAAGGATTCCGCGAACCTCGGCGAGTTCATCTAGCCAACTGCCGATGGTTGCCTCACGCGCCGCACTTGCGGCGACCTGCTCGATGATCGGTGCGGCCTCCACGCCAGCCTCACGCAACTCGCGCAACGTCGTCGCGCGCAACCCGCGACCCCACC